CAAAACTCTCCCTCTTCTTTGGGTTGATCCAACTGTCAGGGATGCTGTCTTCACTAAACCACCTGAAGTCGTTAGCACTTGCCCACTCACCGTGGCTTCTTTTAGTGCCGTCCTTTCTGCGTTTAGCTTGTGGCATTGGCGCACTTGGATTGGCAAAAAGAAACACTAGCTCTGTATCTTCTGGAAGTGTCTTGCTAATCCAGATGTACTTGCTAAACTCTGCGTAGTCCCAGAACCTGCCTTTAGCTTCAAGCAGAATTTTCTTGCCTTCAACCTCGCGTATAAAATCTGGGTGGTAGTTATGTGCAACAGTGTATGGAACTTTGTCTGTGTGGAAACTCCACCCATCTAAGATACCAGAATGTAGTTCGTATTCCCAGTTAGAGTCATAGCCCTTGATCACATCCTTCTCTACTGGACGCTTGACTCTAGCTTTGCGATAGCCTTTCTTTACATTTTTCAATGGATAGTCACCTCTCTGCGCTCTAACTCTGCATCTATTACTAGCCGCAAGTCAGTAAGAAACTCACTGTCTACATCTGTAATAGAGTTGCCTGAGTTGTATAAGAAACTACCTGTAGCTATGATCATTTCTTCAATGCTCATTTCATCTCATCCAAAGTAATGCTTGCTATCTCACGCTTAGGGTTCTGTTTAAGCAACCCCTGTATCTTGTTGCGTATCCATTTAGGATGATAAGCGTTAAGGTGCATAGTTCTATTTGCCATGTAGTGTGTCTGAGTAGGCATAAAGTTTTTATAGTTGTCAACCGTAACATCTTGCCCCTCTTCTTCACTGACCAAAGACCTTAGCCAATCAACTATGATAACTCCTGAGTGCTTCCTAATTTGCTTAGCTTTCTTACCATTCATAATAGTAGTTCCTCTACTTTAGGTTCAACTACAACCTCTGTTAAATGTGTCAGTCCGTTTGAATATTTAAAAGTGCGTAGACCTTCGCCATCATTAGAATCTTTGTAACATTCGTACTTGTACTTGCACCAGTTACAACCCTTAGCAAGTTTCATGTTACCTTTCTTGCCATCAGGGATTGGATTGTAGCACAGTTCTGGTGGAGTACCTAACTCTAACGCAGGTAATAGCTTACTAATAGATGCTTTAATATTGGGCTTATCAAGATCGTCAGGCACATACATGCACAACTCACCGCTCTCTTTGTTCAACACCAAGAATCCACCGTTGTCTGTACCCTCTGCGGCTTCATAACCTGCAAGCTGTCCAAGGTATCCGAAAGGATCGTCTTGTGCTAAACGGCCTTCTTTGAACTTGTTAAACGCAAAGCGAGAAGCGGTCTTAACATCAACCACCTCACCGTTTATCTTGCAGTCCATGTGACCCACGATGCCCTCAACTGTAACTTCTTTTTGCTCGTCTGTTACTTTGTGTCCTGCCATGCGTACAAGCATCAACACAACCTCTTCAAGCAAGTGACCGTACAGGAACTTGATCTGTGTTGCACCATCAATACCGCCACGACCTTTAGGGTCACGCTTCTCATACCACAACTGCCGTGAAGGTTTACCTACGTTAGACATACGGACAGTGAAGTTAGTGTCGCGTTCTCTGGGTGTTGCCCAAGATACTAACGCTTCTCTCATGCCCACCAAGGTCTTATCAATCTCTTCTTCTGTGAGAGGTAACGGTGTACCGTCTGATAGTTTTTCTAAGTGACTATAAATGTCAGGTACTAGAGTATCAAGTTTCATCTTGAAGTTCCTTTATGATAGTTTTTATTTTATTTAAAGAAGTGTTGAACCATTCGCTAGAGTGTTTAACGCCTTGAGTTCTTAGCTCAGCGTGGACTAACTTTTCAGCTTCTTTTCTGTCTGTAAAAAACTTACAGTATTCTACTACATAGTCTCTAAAAGGTGAAGAAGTTTGATACCCTGCACATCTATCGTAAGCATCTAAAGCCATGCCTACTTTAAACCACCCCTCCCAAGCAGGGTTAGAAACAATATAAACATAGCCTTCTTGAACATTAGAGTATTCATTTAAAGAAGCAAACGCTACGCTTTCAAAAGTTTTAAACTTTCCGGCTCTATACAAGGGATGCGACTTAGGTATATATTTACCGTTAACATACATGTAAGAGTCTAATCTTTTTCTAAGTGTACTAGCTCTTTCACGTACATGATTTCCTGATTTAAGACTTGTACCATCTTCAGGGTAATAGTACCACCACTCACCGTCTACAAACGCATATCTTTCTGGGCTGTTAAGTGCAGTCCCCATAGGATTTGGCGGTATTTCTTCTTGACCTTCTACTATTTTTAAATTATTAATGTGTTTCACTCCAGTTCTCCCCGACTTTATAGTCTCCGTCCAGTGGACAGTTTAAGTTAAGTTCAATACCTGCTTGTATAATAGCTTTAACACCTGCTTTGCCTACGTCAACTGCATCATCAAGGTGACACTCTATCTGCCATTCGTCGTGTACGTTAGCTACAAACTTAGCATCCCATTTGTTAGTGCGTATCATATCATCTAATATAATTAAAGCTTTCTTCATCACGATTGCTCCTGCACCCTGTAGCAAGGTGTTGAGTGCCGCATGTTCGGAGCGCACTGTAAGCTTACGTCCGTCTAGTGCTTTAATAAATCCGCTTTTAGCTTCTCTTTGTACTCTATCTGTAAGCTTTTTAAATGATGGGAGATTATCAAAGAAGCGTTGTCTAAGTCCTTTCCCATGCGCTCTACCTCGTCCAACCACAGACCCAAGCTTTGCATCTCCTGCTCCGTAGAGGAGGGCATAGATGAAAGTTTTTGCCTGATCTCTTGATTCAAGATCAGCAAGGCGTTGATTAGCGGTGTGTATGTCTCCGTTGAGAATTTCATTAGTGTAGCCCTCGTCATTTAAATAGTGTGCAAGCATCCTAAGTTCTAAGCCAGAAGCATCAATACCTACAAGCCTGTAGTCCTCTGGCACTGTCCAACAAGCTCTGCAATCTTCGCCGTATGGTGACGAACTACTAGGAATCTGAGCCATGTTGGGGTGACTGTGTGTCATACGTGAAGTCACTGCACCATTAGGATTAACGTAACCGTGTACCCTGCCAGTAGTTTCATCAAGCTCTTTAATCCAACTCCTAGTCTGAGCCAAGCGTTTCTGCAACATAAGATACTTAGCAATCATTGCGGCCTGTGGAATGTTCTTAACTCTATTTAAAGTTGACTCATCTACAATCGGCTGACCTGTAGGTGTATGCTTCTGAGGTTTCCAACCAAAACGAATTAAGTACTCACCGATCTGTTTACGTGAGCCTAAGTTAAAAGGCGTTTCAGTTTTACGTGCAAGAGGCTTGCCTTCTATATCTAAAGACAGTCTTTCATACTCGTCATCTGTCAGCCTAGTACCCTTGCCATGTTGGTCTGTTGCTGTCTTAGCTACGTGACCTAACGCTGTATACTTAGGTGTCAGTATCTGAGTAGTGACTACAGGCCGGAACTCTTCTTGAACCTCCTGCTCTAAGTCATGTAGCTTAGTTTCAAACATAGCCATCAAGCCCATAACCTTTTGCACATCTAACACAAAACCATTAGTGCGTTGCTGATCAACAATCTTAGCTACACCATGTTCTATCTGTACTGATTCTGGTGTGAACCCACGGCTCTCAACCTTGAGTGCTTCATATACTTTAGTATTAAGCAACACATCGTTCTTACAGTACTCTAACATCTCAGGTGTATAAGAATCCCAAGCATCTTCTTGCTTTCCAAAGTCTCCTTTCTTAAAGCCTAAGCGATAGCCCCAACCTTCAAGGCCATGGTTGCCTTCGCGGGTTGGTTTAAATAAACGAGATAGCACCAGTGTATCAACTATCTTCTTGTTAAATAAGTCTAAACCTGCAAGCTTCTTAATGACAGGTATGTCATAGCCTATAAGGTTGTGACCGATTAGTTTAGTTGCAGATGAGAGCATAGCATAACCCTCATCTAGTTGAGTGTTGTCGAACGTGAATACGTCCAGAGTATTAACGTCTTGTGCCACAATACAGTGTATCTTCGTGGGGTCTAAGCCGTCAGTTTCTATATCAAATACTAAGTTACTCATATATTTCACCTGATCTATTAGCGTAGTATTCTTTTAGGTTTTGCTCTTTCTTTTTATCTTTCCATACATTAGTAGGACTACGTGGGTCTTCAAGCATTTTTCGTAATACTGATCAAGAACTCCATGCTGTATTGCTGTACGTATACCTGCTCCTGTGTAGTGCGCCCAATCAAGAACTCCAACAGGTCTAAAGCTTGTTTTATTTTTAGCTATTAAATAACCATTGAAGACTCTACCTTTAGATGTTTGATCTGAAGTGTATATCAAATCAGGAGCTATCTTACGTAGTTGTCTTAGCACACTGTCAAATGCGTAAGTGCCGTTAGGGAACTTTTTCATATTATATCTCCGTCGAACTGAGCCGCATCATAATCATCCATCTCTCTAAGTCTCCCTGTCTTGCTATCATACAGCAGGTGTGAAGCTACTCCAACATCTCCAGTGTACCTAGACTTCAACACCCTGACCTTAGTGGTCGATGCCTCTATCTCATCTTCTGATTGTTGGTTACGCTCCAAAGCTATCACGCAGTCTGATAGCTGAGCAATACTCTGCGATCCTCTGAGATGTGACAGCCCTGTTTCTATGCCATTCTCATGGCCTCTGTTGCCTTCTACTCTACGCAAGTGAGATACCAGTATCATACCACATCCTGTCTCCTCTACCATAGTCCTGAGTCGATGCATGATACCGTCGATAGCTTTACGCTCGTCGTTCTCTAGTGTAGACAGTACTAACATGTGGAGGTGATCAACTACAATCCATTTACAATCTAGACCTATAATCATGTAGCGCAACTTGCTGAAGATGTCTTCTAGGTTGTTGACTCCGTGGTGTGCATGTATCCAAACACGACCATCGTTCTCACCCATAAAGACTTTCTTAAAGCAGTTGTCTAGTTGCTCGTCGGTGTACGTTGCCTTAACACTATCAAGGTGTAGCTTAGCGTTAGCCTCTACAGCCATGATACCTTCAGCAGTACGTGACCAGTTCTCCTCAAGAGCTACAACACCTACGTTATCTTCTGTGTTGTTGATCAACCAGTGTTCTATCTCACGAGTAACAGAGGACTTACCTAGACCTGTGCCACCAGTAAGAGTTACTAACTCACCTGCTCTCATGCCTTCTAGCTTCTTGTTAAGACCAGACCAAGGATATGGTATAGCTGTTTTCTTCTCTGATCGTAGCTTTTGATAGGCTTCAAACTGATCAGATAGATTCAATACACCGGAAGGCGTATAGACTTTTGCTTCCCAGAAAGCACTGACGTATGCCGCATGTCTACCTTGGCGCAACATATCGTTGGCATCTTTGTAGTCCACAGGCAGTGTCATTATCTTAGCTTTCTTAGGTGTTAAAAGTTTTGCGATTTCTCTTGCGCTGTCCTGACCAACTTTATCATTATCAAAATTGATGACGACAGAATCAAAGGACTCAAGGTACTCAAGGTTATGTTTGACATCAGCAACGCCTCCTTGCGCTCCTGACTTTATAGATACGACAGGCCACTTACTGCCCATAAGCTCGTAAGCGGCCATCGCATCACACTCGCCTTCTACTAATGTTATAAACTTACCACCTGCTTTGAACAGGTTCTCTCCAAACAGTCCTACTTCTTTAGAGCTTCCTGTCCATCCGAACTGTTTATTCTGCTTACGGATTTTAGTTGCCGCTAATTCATGTCCATTAAAGTAGGGATAGTAATGTCTATCTATCTTGCCATTGGTTACAGTTGATTTAACGCCGTACTTCTTAGCAGTAGCTAAGCTTATCTTGCGGTCAGTTAATTCATTGAACGTAGCATTAAAACTTGATGGTTGGTTTAAACTCTGTTCCATCTTGCTGTTCCTTTGATACACTTCAAAGTCCGTTACGGTATCGGGTTGGTGTACTTCCGTTGTACTATAGTTTTTAAAATGCTTGGCGCAAACAAAACACCAAGCTGATCCATCATCATTAATACTGGCCCCATCACTGGAGCCGCATTCTAAGCAAGGTTGATGAAGTTTAACAAAAGGCATACGCCTTACTCCTCGTTGGTTTCTACTTCCTCTGTAGACAATGCCTCTTCCGTGAGGTGGTTAGATTTAAGATCAGAAAGCAATGCAATTGTTGCGGCTTGCATTAAGCCAACAGTAATTGACGCTTCTCTAAGACTCTTCTCTGCTTCTACTAAGTGAGACACGATAGCCCTACCCTCGTCTGAGAGTAGGTCTGATTCGTATGCAACACTATCTACTGTTACTGTACCCATTACAACTCATCCTCCATTTCACTATCCATTGCGTCAAACTCTGAGCCATCAGGTGATCCAATCTCTATAAGATTAAGAACCTGCATAGCTTGGAAGTCTAAACCGAAGAACATTTTTCCTTTCCACTCTGACTGCCACTCTTTGTACTGAACTTTAACTTCAGAACCGTTACCTACTCTAGCATCTAATGGGTTCTTGTATGCATCTACCAAGCGTGGAGCAGGTCGAACCATACCATTAGGGCCATTGACTTTACGCTTGATCACAACTGCGACGCCTTCATCCATCATCTTGACAGGGAATCCTCGTGCTTGAAAGTCTTGCGCGGTGTCTTCATCTACAACTAAGTTGACCGAATACACTGGCTCAAAAGTTGTGTTGGGTGTAGTTGCTGAAACCCAATAAGCTGTACCTTGTAATATTGCCATGTTGCTTTCCTTCTATTGGTTTAAAAATTGAATGTGGAGTGTACCACGTTTGTTAAATGTTGTAAAGAACTTATGATTCTAAAATTACACTGACCACCGCTATAATTAAAAAGATTAGAGCTAACACTAAACCTTTAACTTCATTGGGGTCACGCGGATTAAAGCCCATTGCTGTATTTCCTTGTCAGTGTGTCGTACTCAGTACTGTCAATGATAAACTGTATGACGGTCTGCTCTTTAACATTATACATAGCACACGCCCTGCTCAACGGTATCTTACCATCGACTACATCTGTCGCGGCTCTCGCTGTTGCTACTGCGGCAGGGCTAGGACTACCTGAGATACTCTCTGCAAACATTACTTCTTCTCCTCGTCTATCATAAGCTCTGAAATGTATAGCAACTTAATTGCGACTGCCAGTGTCACTGTC